CACATTACCCACACTGTCCCCCGGAGGGGACCAGCTACTTAAGTAGCTGCCATGCAGAGCTTGATGCTGACGGCTCTGCTGCGTCCAGAACGCCGCAAGTGATCCTCGCTGAGCGGGTTATCCCCGCTCTTTAAGAAAAACTTGAGGAGTGCGCGTTCTCCATCTAGTGGATTCACGGGAATGTGGTCCTTAAGCACCCAGCCGTATGAAAGCGGCTTATGGGTGTTCGGGCACATCCGGCTGACGTCATGGAAGACGTCATCCCACTCTCCTAGAATCTCACTATCACGCGATACCTTGGGGAATCTTCCCCGAAGTATCGAGACCAACTGCTTACGCAGCCAGTCCGTGGTGTACGTGTAGTGAGCGTCTTTGCACTGGTTAAAGAAACTTACCAGAGCAACAACATTCTCGACGTGCTGTCGGTCACCGGGCCACAATTGGCGAAGCTTGACATATGAAACGTCAAGGCCCGCGTAGTAGTCCTTCCCGCAGGACTCCCTGAACTTTCCAGTCCAGAAAGACTTTGAGGAGTTCACCTTGAAACCAAAGGATTCAAGTGCATGAATGACCGATCCGACATGGTCGACGGGGACGATAATATCATCCCCATAGACCGCCACCTTACCAGTAAGCGCGACAATGTCGGCTTCCCGGAGGCGTCTGCCGATGGATCTTTCGATTCCCAGGAAAACCAAAGTCAGGAAGACGATGGCCTCGATTGGGAACGTCAGAGCCGACCCCATGGACGCAAACTTGGCGAGATTGTGGACGTGAGTCCCCTTCTCACCGAGCTCCACCCGTGCTCGATAACTTCTGCAAGCCTGAACAGCGCCGCTAAGGCTCTGCCAAGGTCTGAGCAGGAGTTTGACAAGCTCGTTGGAGAGACGGTCGCTGGCCTCAGAGAGGTCCAGCGTAGCGAGATTCCCGTGAAGGGAACCTTCCCTTGCAAGAATTTGGTTAAATTCTTGCTCACGCAGTCGGAGGAACCCGTTGAGGATCTTATCCTCGGCTATGCCTTCGCCGATACTACTGGCGAGTGCTTGCTGTGCATATTGCATGCACGACGGCTCCGCAGCGATGATTCGGGGCGTCTTTTGCGTTTTAGGAACAGAAATCACCCGGACGGGTAGCTCCTGCTCCGGAGTCCGGAAGTTGACCTCACCAAGGCTACTTACGTAGCGCTGGTTAGGGATCAGGAATAGGTCGCTGGAGAAATACTCCTCCAAACGCCATGTCCACTCCATCCCGAACTTCTCGTTTCCGAGAAGCCGGTCTGCTGTGGCACCTGGGCCATGCTTCGGTACAAGCGTTCCGTAGGCGAGCTCGTGATTGACACGAGTAAAAAGCCTACGAAACAGAAGCATAGCGATGCGAGAAAACGCCAGACTATCTTCACTGTCTGGGTCCAATCGCGTTTCCCATTCGGCAACCTCCTCATCAGTGCTGAGGTACTGGTGCATAGCTGCATTCGTCCTAGCTTCATCAGCCTGGATGAACAGCTTCCCGAAAACGCCGCAAAGCTGCCTGACGGCAACAACGGCGTCCACGGACGCATCAGATCTCAACGCGCCATTCGAATCGAACACAAGTCTGAGGAAACCTCCGAGAAATCGGGGGAGACCTCGTGACGCGGCAAAGCCGCTCATGTCACTGAGACACACCTGTCCCTGGTCGAGCCATCTCTCGAAGGCTTTTCCAAAAGCAGGTAGGGTAATCGTAAGAAACGACAACCCCTCGTGTTCGAATCGACCCACGACTGTTTCAAAGTCGCGGGTGGTGTCGACGGCACATCTCTCGCCCATATCAAGGGCGAGAACCTTCCAGAGGGACAACAGGCTTTTCATCTCTCCTCCTTCATGAGGGGGTAGGGAGTCCTGGCCTTGTTCGTCCTTGCGGATTGACCCTTCAGAGTTGGGTACATAACCCCAACTCACTGGTCTTCTTGGTTAGCTCTCGCCACCAAGAAGCTTCGTCACGTTAGCCCCAGTGTTCGCACTGAGGAACGCGGTGAAGGCGTCCACCACGGCCTTAGCCGTGGCAGCGTCATACCCCGAAGGGGTGTCAACGACCATGTGAACAGACATCGTCTGGTTCACATTCTGGCCGGAAACAAGCGGATTCGGAACGAGAGTGTCCGAAGTCAGCTTGATGACACGACGCGTCCGTCGCCCATAAGAATGGGAGATGGACAGACGGTAGTCCCGAGCACTGGTAGCAAAACCACCAGTATCAGGACCAGTACCAGTCCGTGCAAGGCTCTTAGCAGAGCCAGAAACGGTGATCGAAATCGGGTCAGCGAACAAAGCAGTCTCACTTTCAGGGTATTCACTTGTCTGTGAAGTTGTTCGCTCGTCAGGAAGACGAACGATGGAGCAAGCCTAAAGGGAACCTTTAGGCGCTTGCCGCGTGATTCCAATCGCGGCAAGGATGGCGAGTTGGCGGGCGGTTAAACCGTCCCACGTCACGCCGAATCCATACGGTGATGCACCGATCCTAGTCTTGTGGCTATAAGTCACTCGACCAGTCAAGGTGGACGTAATGGACCCACGATGCACGGGATACAAATACAACCCGTGATGTGTGAGTTCATACGTTCGCGTGGCTTCCTGCATAAGGTAGCCGTAGCGCATCGTCAGGTTGTCTTCCGAGATGGCAGAGACATTGGCAGTTACATCGCCAATGTTTGTCATCCAGTCCGCCAACCATGACCACGGAGCTGCGTTCCATAGCAAGTCGGGACTCGCGCTAAGGCCTAAAATAGATCTGGCCCAAGCGACGAGGCGAGTAGGTGCTGGACTCACCACTGGTGGGTAGTATTACCTGAACTCTCCCGCAAACCAAGACTTTTTAGTCTCGGTCCTTGTTATGGTTCTCCGTGCTTGCAGAACGTGAGGTGTCGGCCACGGAAGTACGTTATCCGTAGCAAGATTGACAACCTCCCTCTGCAAAGGGAACGAGTACGCCCTGCGCATGGGCTTCCCAGAGTTCTTTCTCAAGTCCTCTAGGATTGCTGCTTGATGCAGCAATGCCCGCGCCGTGGATTGGAGGTCAGCCAAGAATGGCTTCCACCAAATTCCGCGTTGAGATAGTCTTTGCCCATGCCCCTATATCTTTCAAGGGGTTCACGAGCTGCGACAAACTCAGAGAGCGTGGAAGGGATCCCGTCACGAATCAGTTCGACTAGAAATACGCCGAATGATGATTGTGGCGAGGCCGGCTTACAGCGTTCAATCGCTGTAGCCCCTAGCGCGACGCGACTAGGAACTGAATCGGCCGA